GTAATAAAGTTTTGAAGTGGCACATTGTGCCACTTCCTTATCGTGGATATCGCCGCGCACAGCCAGAATCTACTAAGTTGTACTAAATATGTAGTAAGCGGTGATCTGCACTCTCCAGATTACCATTTCTTACCACGGGGAATATGGAACCGAAGGAATAATAAAAATGGCAAATAGTAATTTTATAGTACAGCACGGTCTGCAAGTTGGTAACTTAGTTATCTCTGCGACAACAGGTGATATCACAACAACTGGTAACGTTACAGTTACTGGCGGTGGTTCGATTAACGTAGACGCGATCGGCGTTAGCAGCATTGCTAAAAACGATTCGAGTCTTTCTATTAATGATACGGGCTCTGGCTCGGCAATCGTAGTAGCACTTGACGGTGTTACACGTTCTACAACAAGTGCAGACGGTATTAATTTGCCATCTGGTGAAAGCTATGCAGTTAACGGCGTAAGCGTATTAAATGCGACAACATTAGGTGCAACAGTTACATCTTCTAGCTTAACAAGCGTTGGCACATTGGGCAGCTTAAGTGTTACTGGTACAGTTACAGCGGGTGGATTCTCTGGCCCAGTTACTGGCAATATCACTGGTAATATCACTGGTAACGTAACTGGTAATATCACAGGTGATGTAACAGGTAACGTTACAGGTTCCGCAGCAACAGTTACATCCGCATCACAGCCAGCCATCACTAGTGTTGGTACATTAACTGGCTTGACATTAGCGGGTAACATTTTACCTGCATCGACACTTACTTACAACTTGGGCTCCCCAACAATGCAATGGCACTCCATGTATGTTGGTCCAGGTTCCTTGTACGTTAACGGTCAAAAGGTTCTACAAGACGAATCCGGTACAATCGTTATGTCCGCTGACATGGATCAGAACATTAGCGTCCAAACTAAGGGTGCTGGTGACATTATTCTTGACCCAACAGGTACGGGCACTATTTCCTTACGTGGACCAGTTCAGGTCCAGGCTGGTTCTTTCATGTCCAGCAGCGACGGTAACCCAATTCAATTCGGTAACCAAATTGCTGTTGACGCATTAACAAGCAAGAGCGCAAACACAGACTTAACAATCACAGCAAACGGTACAGGTGTTGTTCGCGTTTCTGATGACATGACAATCACTGGTAACTTAAACGTTACTGGTACAACAACAAACTTAAGTGTAACTAACTTAGCTATTAACGATAACATTGTTGATATCGCATCGGCCACTACTGGCACACCTACACAAAACGCAGGTATTCGCGTTGTTCGTGGTGACAGCCCTGCAACACAAGTACGTTGGAACGAGTCTGGCGCAAAGTGGGAATTCACTAACGATGGTGCAGCTTACAATCCAATGTTAGTTGCTGGTTCGTTAGCCGCAAGTTTAGTGCCAACAGATACATTAACATATGATTTAGGTTCCGCTACAAACAAGTGGCGCAGCATTTACGCTGGTTCTGGTACAGTTTACGTTGGCAACTTATCTATCGGCGGTGACAGTATTTCTAGCTCTAACTCGACAATCACTATTGACCCAGCATCTGCTGGTGTTGGTGGTACTGTTGTTATTGCTGGTAACTTACAAGTTACAGGCACAACTACTACAATCAATTCTGCTACAGTTACAACAACTGAATTGAACATCGAAGTTGCTAAGGATGCGGTTAACGCAGCAGCAGCTAATGGTGGTGGTTTAACAGTTAATGCAGCCGGTGCTAACGCAACGTTGACATACACAAGTGCCGACGACCGTTGGAACATGAACAAGAACTTGAACGTTGGTACTGTTTATGGTGCATTGTCTGGCAACGCTTCTACAGCTACAACTTTAGCTACAGCACGTAACATTAACGGCGTAAGCTTCAATGGTTCTGCTGATATCACTGTAACAGCAGCGGCAGGTACATTAACTGGCGCAACATTAAACAGCACAGTTACAGCTTCTAGCTTAACAAGCGTTGGCACATTGGGTTCGTTAGCAGTTACTGGTGCTATCACTGGTGCAAGCTTCAACAGCATCACTGGATTGTCGGCAGTTGCTGGTGCAGCATTAGGTGTAGCGAATGCTGGTACAGCTACTACAGCAGCTCGTGCAGACCACGTTCACGCAGCACCTACTACAGTTTCTGGTAATGCAGGTACAGCTACAACATTGCAGACTGCTCGTTTAATCAACGGCGTAAGCTTCAATGGTTCTGCTGATATCACTGTAACAGCAGCAGCTGGTACTTTAACTGGTGCAACATTAGCTTCTGGCGTTACAGCTTCTAGCTTAACATCCGTTGGTACAATTACTTCTGGTACATGGTCTGGTAGCTTTGGTGCAGTTAGCGGTGCAAACTTAACTAACATCACTGGTGCTAACGTTACAGGTACAGTTACTAATGCAACTAATGCGACACACGTGACTGGTACATCTGGTACATTAGGCTATTCCACAGCAAGCGTTGGTGTTGGCGTCAACGGCATTGGCGGTCCACAAGTTATGGGCTCTACAACTAATGCAGCTCAATTGTCGTTCCACCGTGCTGGTGCGTATGCAGTTAACATGGGTCTTGACACTGATAACGTATTCCGCATTGGTGGCTGGTCTGATGGTACGAACACTTATCGTTTCCAAGTTAGTGCTGCCGGTGCTATTACAGCGTCGTCGTTCTCTGGTGTTTCTACAACAGCGAAATACGCTGACTTGGCAGAAAACTATCAAGCAGACGCATCGTACGCAGCTGGCACAGTTGTTATGTTCGGTGGCGCAGAAGAAGTTACAATCGCCGATGCTGACACTAAGAAGGTTGCAGGCGTTGTTTCTACTAACCCAGCTCACTTGATGAACGGTGGCTTAACAGGTGCTCGCGTTGTAGCGTTAGCGTTACAAGGTCGTGTTCCTTGCAAGGTTATCGGCCCAGTCGCTAAGGGTGACTTGATGGTATCCGCAGGCTTTGGCTATGCTAAGGCTGACAACAATGCGGCTGCTGGTACAATTATCGGTAAGGCACTACAGAGCTACGGTTCTGGCAAGGGCATGATCGAAGTTGTAGTAGGTCGCGTCTAATAGTTAGGGCTAGAAATAGCCCTTTCTACGCACTCATAATAAAAGGGCTTTTAAAGCCCTTTTATTTTGGTTTCTATTAGTGAACCAGCTACTTAGTGACGTACTTCGTAAACCACCTCAAAATCAGGACAATCGTAGAACATTTGTGGTGTTAAATTGCGTGATTTTGTAATCATACGCTCGAAATTAGCGAAGTTTTTAGCATAATCAGGTTCAGCTTGCAATGCTACACGAACTAACTCTACACAGCTTAATGCACGATCGTTTGCCAAATCAAACAGTGTGTCATATGGTTTACCTAGTTGGGTACGTGCGCTGTCCATTACTTCTGTCCAGTGTTCCAGAGACATAGACTTTGGTTTTAACAAAGCTACTGACCCAGTTTGTGAGTCAAATGCTTCATGGAAGTCTGAGTAGTGTACGCCTTTGCCCGTTGCTTCAATGAATCGGAAATCATTATCGTGCTCAACTTCGTTTTCTAAGTTAAGCAATGCGTGTGCATAATGGCCCCATTTTCCTGTTAAAAACAAGTTGGCAAATGCTATTGCATACGTTGACATGTGCCCATCATGCCTTGTCAATATAATGCAATGGTTTTCTTTGAGTAAGTCACGTATATTGTGTCGCTCATGGCGCGATAACGTATCTTCTTTATCCACTTCCCAGTTTAGTTTACCTATTAGGGAAGTGATAGCGTTTTTGATTTTGCTGAACATTGTAGTTCCTTTAAGCTAGTGGACTTAGTTCCGTTGCGGTTGGCGGGGTATTCAATATAGCACTGGCACGCCCAGCACCTATAATACCATATGTTTCTAGAGATTGTACGCCTGCTATAGTATCAGGACGAGCCAAGTCTACAAACGTAGCAACCGCTAAGTCTGAGTTCATGACACGTAATGACGCAGCGAGCATACGTGCTTGTGTAGTTGCACTAGGATTATCTAGCGACGCCATCTCTATCGCAATCTTTTCATTCTGTGTGAATCTATTTCTAAATGCCAGCACAGTAATTTTTAAATTTGACGCAGCAGAATTAGCTGTGATCCATGTGTCTAATTCTTGTTGTGATGGTAATGCTGCACCAGCGTCCCACACGATATCAGAATAAACTGAACCGTCCCCAGCCGCATGACACTGCACTAGCGGAAAGCCAGTGCTGATAGCCTGCATGTAAGTATATGCCATATTATAAAACCTCTAAAATTGTATAGTCTGAAGCACCAGCGCCGCCGTATAGCTGGTTGCCACTTTGTTGATTCAAGAACCAACTTGTCGATGATGCACTAACACCTACTCTCAATGAGTACGTAACTGCGGCTGCGGTTGCAGGCGCATCTACTACGTGAATGCACATATTTTCGATTCGGCCTGCGGTTGTAATGTTGACGGCTGACGCCCGAATGCAAGTAGTATCTCTGAACACAGCGAACGTAACGTTCCTGTTACTTACGCCAGTATCAACGAAGAAGTCCTGGTCAATAATGAACTTAGAATTTGTGCTATTTGGCGTCAATGTAACTGTCCAAATTTGTGTACCTTCTGTGTTCTTCGGGGTTGAATTGTCGAATGGAATTTGAGTTGTACCAGTAGTTGCACCAGTAACACCAGACGCAACTAACACCATACCTGACGATGCAGAGGATGCTGCCGGAGTATAGCCCAACGCAGTAGTAACGTCGGCAGAGGATAATGCTTCACCAACAGTTGCACGGCCCTTAGCGTCGACAGTGACCTTAGTGTATGTGCCAGCAGTAACGCCAGTATTACTTAAAGTAGTAACAGAGCTACCAGCAGCCTTGGTGACGTCGCCTGTGTACTCGGGATCTTGTGCAATATTTAATTGCCCACCGGCATCTAAAGTAGCTACACCACTTGCAACACCTAACTGGTTAGTGTCAATTGCACCAATCGCAGCAGGAGTAATGTTTACGTTGGCTGCGGCAGTTACTAAGCCCTTTGCATTAACGATAACTTGTGCAACATGCCCGCCATCACCAAAAGTACCTACGTTGGTATTGACAGTAGCTAATGTTAACGCACCGCTGCTACCTGTAGTGATAGTAGCTGTGCCATCGCCAGTAATACCAACGGTGTTAGGGATATTGATATTGCCAGCTGAAGTTAAACGACCTTTGCTGTCGACAATGAACTGCGGTACTTGTGTAGCAGAACCATATGTGCCAGCTACTACGGCAGTGTCTGCTAACGTTGTGGTAGTTGTGCCGTTAACTGCACCAGTAGCAGTTACATCGCCTGTTAGTGTAATAGCAGTAGGGATAGTTGCGGTAGATACGGCAGTAATCAAACCCTTACCGTTTACTGTGATAACCGGAACAGCAGAAGCAGAACCAAACGAGCCAGTATTAACGTTTACAGTAGCTAAAGTAGTTACTGACCCGCCAGATGGTTTAGTTAAGTCACCGGTTAACGCACCAGTTGCAGACATTGGTAGCGTACCAGTGACCATTGTTGCTAAGTTGATAGCAGACCAAACTGGATTACCAGCAGCGTTGCCGCGTAAGAAAGTAGTAGCAGTACCTTGGTTAGCAAAGTCTGCACTCGCCAAAGTAGCAGTAACAGCACCTACACGACCAAATACGGAAGTAACATCGCTAGAGCCACCTTGGATAGCGTCCCATGCAGTGCCATTATAGACAATCATGTCGCCGACTGTCCAGTTAGCAAAGCCATCGATATTAGTTGTGCCTGCTACACTGACTTTATAGTAATAGCCTTTGGTACCTACACCGTTAGCTAAAGTTGGTGTATTAGTGGACGCATTCCATGTGCCTTGGTAGTTTAGACCGCCTGTCAATGAAGTAGGAATCTGAGCAGTAGTTAATTTACCACTGCCATCTAATGTAGCGATCCCACTTGCGATACCTAATTGCGAAGTGGAAACTGCGTCAGTAATACCATAACCAACAACAGTATTAGGTGTGTTAGTAATAGTAGACCAATCTTGGTTGTGTGCTGGCAATTGTGTAGCAGTTAGCTTAGAACTACTATCTAAAGTAGCTACACCTAATGCAGTGCCTAACGTACTAGTTCTAACAGCGTCAGTAATACCGTACCCGGATAGTGTAGTAGGATTGCTGCCAGATGTGACACGACCGTGTGCGTCGATAGTAACAGATTGATATGTACCAGCAGTGCCTACCTTAGTCAACGACAAATAAGCTTCTTTATTGTCGCTGCTGGTAGTACCATCTAATGTGTTCATTAGTCCACCGCCGGGGTATGGAAGCACAGCGATAGTGTCATTATATATTTGTGTACCTGGACCGTAGTCTACGTTAACAGTTTGCCCGTTGATAGTAATAGCGTTGCCGCCAATAACAGTGTTAGTGGCAAACGGAATCCAGTTACCAGCAGTTGCATCGTATGTGTATGCTTGTCCGAACTTAGTGGATGTAGACAAGTTATTGAATGTAGACATGTGGTTCGTAGGAGCAGTCCATGTCCAAGTATAACCGTCTGTAGCGTTACCACCAGTAATCTCACCTATGTAATCTTGCTTGCCAGCCGCATCGCCGTATAAAGAGCCAGCAGTCTTGTCAAAATTGATACCTAACCTGCATCCAGCGTGTGCATACTCGCGCCATACCCAAGTGCCGCCAACGTACGATACACGATCACCTGGTGCAAACGCAGACCAAACGCCTGTATTGCCGCCAGCCATGATGATGTAGTTTTCGTTTTCGTGCGGTGTTCCGCTTGGCGGTGCTGATGCAGTACCAATAAAGTTAAAAGCGTGGATAGGACTTACCCAAACAACACCTGCGCTAACTAACGAGTCAACGTATGTTTTAGTTGTGTATACTTGCGGATTTGCAGCATCATAGGGAGTAAACCCTAGAGCATTTGTTACGTTAGTGGAAGTAATGCCTGTAATGTAAACATTGGAATCTAGTACATAACTAGCATGTGCTAGTTTTCTAATTAAGCCAGCACTTTCATCTAAGTTGGAAATAGCGTATAATTCTTGCTCGCCAGAGGTAGTCAAGTCAGCAAGTTCGCCGGCGCCAGCAGCAACCGCAGCGGAAATTTCTGCGTCTAGTGTCGCTTTAGGTATTGGATTAGGCATTGGGTTGTAGATGTTCCATTCTAATACATCGTAGTTTGTGCCGTCACCGGCGTGCGTTACAATGTAGTCAGGGTAGTTAATGCGGATGATATCAGCGTAATTCATTCATTATTTCCTTAGGTGTAGTAGCCTGGATCTTTGCGGGCAGTGCCAACACCAGTTGATTGCATGTGAATATCGATTGTTTGTATGTACGGCAAGTTAGAGAAGTCGCTTCCTGTGATGGAAGGGATAGTAACAGTTGCATAGTGAATGCAAATTAATCCGTCGACTTCGATGTCGTTAGTATTTAACTGACTAGCAGAACCACCTGGCGTACTTAACTGTATCTCGTCTACGCGATGGCAATAGCGAGGAGAGTTAGTCATGTTTAACGAATTTAGTGTCATCGTTAAAGTAATTGGCGTCGCAAAAGTAGTAGCAGGGTAGCTACGCTTCGCATATGATGCGTAGAATGTTACAACAAAAGATCCAGAAATTGCAGTGCCATTATGACCCCAGTGTACATGCAAGAATAGATCAGTATTAGGAGCATAATCATGTGGTAAGTGGTAAGTTAAATCGCCTACAGATGATGCAGTATGTGTCCATCCACTTACTGCACCTATAAATTGTCTCATGTTTGCTGCGTTAGCATTGCCAGTTTTAGGGGAAACGTCGCCAATTAAGTCTTTCCACCCATGCCCACCATCTAGCCAGATACCAGTATGCATTTCAGACGGCATATTGATATTAGCACGAGTGGAAATGTTGCCAGTTACTTCTAAAGCAGTTAAGTTGCCTACTGTAGTTAGACTAGACGAAGTTACGCTACTGTTTATATATGTGCCACTCAGAGTGCTTGCATTGGCTGTGACAGTAATGTCAGCAGTGCCATCGAACGGTACTCCGTTAATGTTACGTGCAGTAGTTAACTTGTCTGCATGATCAGTTCCGCCTACTAACGAGCCGATAATTGGCTGTGTGAACTTAGCAACACCATTAGCAAAGAACGTGGCGGTGTCAGTGCCGCTATTATTGTTGATGAAGTGGATATCATTCGCACCGTATGTACCAATGCTTAAATCAGACGATGCAGATGCAACTAATACAGCACTAGGTAAACCAAACGAGTTAGGCTCGCTGTATGTACTAGAGTTAATACCAAATTCACCGTAGTAGCTTGTATCGGTCGCAATATCATTGCTAACAACGAAGCTAGAACTAGCGTCGACATAATCACTCTTGTTTTGTAAAATTAACTGATTATACCCTGCAATATTGCTTGCAAACGTACCTAATAATCCTGTAGCACTGTAAGTTGCTGATTCACCTACTGTTATGTTGTGTAGTGTCCCGACGGAAGTTAACGAAGAGTTAACGACGCTAGAATTTAGAGTCGTACCAGTTAGTGTATTTGCAGCGGCAGTGATTGTGATGTTTTGCGTACCGTCAAAAAGCTCGCCATTGATGTAACGACCTGTAGCCAACTTAGTAGCAGTGCCTGCGGTTCCACCGATGTTCAATGTAGTAGCAGTGCCCGTTAAATCAGTACCTGCCCCTGAGAATGTTCCGGCTGTAACTGTGCCAGTTACACTCAAATTGCCCAAAGTGCCTACGCTAGTTAAGCTAGAATCAGTGACAGTCTGAGCCAATGTAGTTCCGCTTAGTGTAGATGCATTAGCGGTAACAGTAATGTCTGCGGTACCATCAAAAGCCACGCCGTTAATGTTACGTGCGGTAGCTAGAGCGTTAGCGACTGTAGCTGTGCCAACAGTTAAACTAACGGCGGTACCAGTTAACCCAGTGCCTGCACCGCTAAATGACGTTGCAGAAACTGCTTTGTTTAATACCCAGCTATCTGAACCGCTACTGTAAGTGATAGTAGCATTAGCCCCGCCGACTGTAATACCTGCACCGTTTGCAGACGCAGCGTCAGCAGCACCGTTAGCTAAAGTAATGTTCTTGTCTACTACACTTAGTGATGTGGAGTTAACGATAGTTGCCGAGCCATTAACTGTCAAATTGCCGTTAACGATTACTTCGTTAAACGTGCTCAAGCCAGAAACTTCTAAGTTGCCCAAAGTGCCGACGCTAGTTAAACTAGAATAGAGTACGTTAGCTGCAATAGTGTTTCCGGATAGCACACCTGCATCTGCTACAGCAGTAATTGTAATGTCAGTAGATCCATCAAAAGCCACGCCATTGATTAGTCTAGCTGTCTGTAGCGATGTAGCAGTCGAAGAGTTACCAGTGATGTTTCCAGTGATACTGCCAGATACCGCGATGTTACCTGCGCTGAAGTTTGCGTCGACAATGTTTGCAGTTACTTGGTTAGTTCCGCCGTTATCGTTGGTTAGGACTACTTTGAACGTGTCGTTCGTCTCGTCCCAGATAATAGCAGCATTATCTAGCGTACCACGGTTAAAAACAAACCCTATGTCGCTAGTATTTTCACCAGTTTGTGCAGCATTAATGGGAATGAGCGGATCGTCAAACCCAGTGACAGTGGTGTTTAATTGTTGTTGTCTTACCCGTGTTAATGCCATGATTTTCCTACTGTATTGCAATATTTAGCTGAAAAAGTTAAATACGATATAGGGCCAGAACTGCTACTGTTACGGGTCCCGTGATCTGATAAATAACTAATATAAAGGCTGAAGAATTATGCGTAATATTAAAAAACTGTACCGTTCCACATACACTGGCGAAGATGTAACTTCTGAGTTGACATACTTGGACGGTCAATGGCAAGCAATCCGTGAACATATCCCAAACGTTGTTACTAACACACACGTCAGTAACAAAGCTGTCGTGATCGGTAACGGTTGGTCACGTAAAGGCTTTGATCTAAGCTTGATCAAGAACCACAAGGGCGGCTTGTTGGCTGCTGGTGCTTTACAATCTTACGGTTGCAATGCATTGTATCGTGAGTTTACTCCTCACTTCTTAGTTGCTAACGGTCCTGACATGGTTGCTGAAATCGCAGCTACTCACTACCCAAATCAACACATCACATACGCAAGTGCAGATGCATTGCAAAGTCACCCTGGTAAGTTCTACTTGATCCCTCAAGATCCTGCTTGGAACGCTGGTGCAGTTGCTACATACTTGGCTTGCTTTGATGCACATACGACAGTTTATTTGCTAGGTTTTGACGGTGTTGACACTGCTACATCTGGCTACTGCTTATATGAAGGCACAAACGCTTACATTGACCCAACACATGGCTACAACGAAGAGTTTATGACACAGGCAATGACAAAAGTATTTGAAACATACAATGATGTTGACTTTGTTCGCGTTATGCCTACAGACAATTTCCGTATGCCAGAAGCTTGGAAGTTTTTACCGAACGTTCGCCAAATCACATTCCACGAAATGGCGTTAGAAGTAGACCTATAAAATATGTTCTACAGTGCGTATTTTAGCTAATACGCTTTTAAAACTGAAACTTCTCCACACCCCAGGATGTAACGGCCTGGGGTGATCTTCTATGTGCGTCCAAGCATATCCTCTGTGCTCGTGGTTTAAAGTTGGCACAAACTCATTCTCTACTGGTATGATATAAGTATGGTACTCGAACTTGGCGTTGTCGCTTGTAAAGTGCTCCAGTGGGATAATTTTCTCGTACTGTACAGCACCTATTTCTTCTGAGATTTCACGCTTTAGGGCCTGAATAGGAATCTCACCCGCATCAATCTTACCGCCTACGATAGCCCACTCGCCACCATGCTTTGCGCCATTGCGGAGCAAGAATAGATAACGCTTAGTTGATTGCGAGTAGATTAGTGCACCTACTCCTCGAGTAATTTTTACAGTATGATTGACCATTCGCCTTCGTGGTACAAGCCTTCAACGGCTTTGGACCATTGCCCATTTAGCCACTTATACTGTGTCGGCAGTAACGGATTTTTAATATTGGTTACGTACTCAACAGTATTATGTGTACTACTATTTAACGCAACTTCCCACCCACTGTAATTATATTGTATGATGTCGTTTGCTTTAGCGACTAACGTACCCCAGATTTGCGAGCTACTGCCCTCTGAGCCAATGTCCTCTAAGATAAGGTAACGTGTGCCTACAGTTGGGTGCAACATATACGCATCCACTGTTACCTTGTATGGGTCAATGATAGCGTTGATAGGCGGTAGAGTGTTGGCTGGTAACGTATCAATGTCCGGGGTAAACAGCATCTGAGTAGGATCTGCGGGGTTAATTGCGATAGTACCTACGACCTCGTTGTACACAGTTTCGGCAGTTGTCTCGTCGAACCCTGCATAAACCTGCAACCTAGCTTGTGATACACCTGCTACCATCTTGCCATAAACGTCAATCAACGGTTGCCATTGGTCTGGCGTACCAATCTTGCTGCCATCTTCAGTGACGATATCGCCCTGCTTGTACAGCGTCAAAGTATTACCAGAGTACACTACACCATAGCCTAACGGAGTTAGCATCCGGCGCATCATTAGATTGCCTTCCATCATCGCATCTTGCGATAACGCACCTGTCTCGTCGAACACAGAGGTGATAATCTTCTGGACCACGCCCAACTGTTTAACTTTAGCTGGCCCAGTAATCCAAATTGGAATCTCAAACGTCCATGTCATAATGTCGATTTGGGAATCATCATTGCCCGCTGGTACGCTACGCCCTGTCCATTGGATGTCAGTACGATTAACGACAGTAAGGGAAGTCCAGTCAATGTAGTTGTCTGTATTCTGGATTTCCATACTTGGGTTAAACAAAACACCTAACTGCTCAAACAATTGCAGCTTCTGCTCCATGTTGGAAGTCCACATGTCAAGCTTAAACGTGACAGTGTACGGAACAGGCATCAAACGCTCTACAGTGTAAGCAGCATCCTGCGTAGAACCATACTCACCAGTTACTGGATCATAGCTCTTCTGGCGAATGTTTAGCTTAGATACATGGTATGGCTCTTGCATACGATTTTGATCGTAACGCATACCTGTGATGTAGATAGCCATTGCAGGCACCGCGCTCAACATGCTTTCGGAATTGTTCTTGAGAATGGCAGCAGCTTGTCTGCTAGGGTCGCCGTAAAATACGGGGACAGTTTGGTAACCAGTTACTCCATTACGATCCTTGCCGAACTCAACTTGGAATCCGGACAGCATACGAATAAGCTGACCTAGAAAGCGGCGTATCTGCCCAGAATAAAAAAATTGTTGTGTTTGAATTGCCATTATTGGTTATCCGCTTTTGGTCTTAAAATAGAGTTAAGACTCTGTAGTGTAGGCTTAGGTCCTTGTGGGGTTGGCACTGTGCTAGTATCCTTAACGAAACTGTTACGCAATGTCATATTGTCAGGAGCGCCATTGTTCAAGCTGGTGCGTACATTATCCTCGATCTTAACCCAACGCTTGCCGTCGTATCTAAACAAACGATTAGGAACATAGTCTAAACGTAAGTAGTACTCACCAGTTGCAGGGGCACCTGGGAAAGCAATGCCAGCGTTAACAGTGTTCGCGTTTGGTGGTAGAGCATCGCCTGTTAAGTAACCGTGTACTTTGTCAGCAGGTGTCTCTTGTACTTCATCTGGCTTAGAGTGCGTCTTAATGTATAAGCCAGTTGTGTCGTAACCTGAGCGACCAACATCGTGCTCTGCTTGTGTAATGATAGCTTCGTTGATGCCTTGGTATAAATCTAACGTAGACAAAATCTGTCCTATTGGGGTAGTATCGCCTGGGGCACCTGGGTCGCCAGCCATAGTATTGTCGAGAATGTCCTTGAACTCTTGCGAGTCAGTCATTGGGTTAATCTTTACACGCCAGCTATGCGGGAACCAAGTTGGACTAAACCCCTCAGAAGCAAACTGTGCGTCGGAGCAAACAAAGAAACGTTTTAACGCAACTGGCGTATTCGTATCTAAGCTATTGTAATCTTTTAAGTGAGGCAACTCTAAAACGTCACCGTTCATAATCTTACGACCAAGTAACTGCACCATGTCGTTAATATGGAACGTCATGAACAGCGTACCTGTCTGTAAGAACAAACCAAACTGCGATAAGTCGAAGCTTGTGTCAGCTACAGTGTAATGCCCACGCATAACGTACACGGATGTATCGTACTTGCGGTCGCGATTCTCTAAGAACAAAATGTCTTGGATGTTTTTCTCTGACTGATTTACATAGTCAGGGATTGTTGCATTAGTGCTGCCTGTCTGCTGGGTAGGACCAAGATACTTGTGGAGTAAGACGCCCGTGCCGCCAACTGTGTATTGCTCGCTTACAATACGATCTAAAAATTTGTAATCTTTGGAATGAGTGCCATCCCTCCACATGCTTAGACGTGCCATCAGAATCTCCGTTACTGTATTTAGCGCAATATTTGACTAAAAAATTAACGTAATATAGACTGGCTAAATGGATTATACTGCCCGTATTGATGCGTTAACCCCACTTATTTTGCAAGTGCATAATTGGGAAACCCGTAATGATATGCTGAAATTGCATAGGAATCTGAGACCATTAGCTGAAAAACTCAGCAAAGAAGCAGTGAATTGCCGTAGAATCCACAAGCCAACGGCTACTTTCGCCACGTTAGATGCACAGTTTAACAAAGAATATAGTGAGTTGGAGCAGTGGTTGACGTTTGCCTTGCTACTA